ATCCACAATGATGTCGCCGACCCTTATGTCTCGTAATCGATTTGCTAATAAACGCAAATCTTCGGGGGCAACATCATATCTCCTAGCCATAGATTCTTCAACAACAGTGTAAGCTGTTGCATCAGTTTCTACGATGCTAGGAAGCTCCGCTATAGCGGGTCCAGGGAATCTACTTCTTAGCGCCACCATTATTTCCGAGGCTGGCTCATGGATATATGAAGCCACTACAGATGCCACGAAAATGTTGGTTCGCGTCTTCCAGTCAGTCTGGTTAAATTGATCCAGACTTAACCCAAGTTGGAGGGGGGACATGTCACCCTCCACCTTGCCCAAACTTCTTAAGATACATCCATAATTTCTGACCAAATGGTATCTACCATCTGAACATAAAATTGGGGAGTATTTAAGAAATTGTAACTTTTCCGGGATTTCGGCAAAGTTTTCGGATACTTCTAAATTTAAGCCGCACAATATACCAGCTTCGTGAATGGCGTGCGGGCCAAACTGACCGCTTTCAATGTACATGAATGCGCACATCAACATCACTAGGAAATTGTTCATTGTGGTCATCACAGTGCCCGAGCCCTCGATTGGGACGATCACTCGTTCCACAACTTCTTCATCGTTGACTACATGACGGGTGGTCCGATACCTCTGAACTTTGATCTTCCTTCCACGATCAGCGCGCGAGCGCATTGTGATGGGTAACTTGCACTGGTTTACTAAGCCGCAACTACGTTCCTCATCAAAACGAGCCATCGCGGCACAACTCAAGGCGAAACCAGCGCTCTTGACTGAAGCGTCACAGGCTGCTATATCAGCATTGTGTGCATATAGCTCTCCACCATTGTTTCCACTCCACACACTATCATCCGAGTAAATGCATATGATGTGTTCGTTAGGCGGTAAGCCACGACATATCTTGTCAAAAACATCGGATATCTCTTTGATCTTGGGTTTTGTGAAAGTGTGTATGGTGTAGTAATGACCATTGCTGTAAATGGATGCACTGTTGCTCATGCACATCTTGATGAACTCGGGCAATTCGTTAGCGTACATACAGCCAGCTTCGTACCCCACATACAAACGAGGGGCTTTCCCGGTTTTGGCTAGTTCGTTTTTGACCTTGGCTTCCAACCTTGTCACCATTATCAGCTGTGTGTCGTACTCCCCACAGAACTTCACGTACGCCTGACGCAGTTTTCGTTTAACGTGCGGGATATCAGCATTGGCGAACCGGCTGTATAATGGTTCCACGTATTCCATGAAGCCCAAATACATTGAGTTATATGCCCAACTTGCCGTCTCTGGCACTGTGTTCCTGACGAAATCGATCCAAGTACGGTCGAACCGTTCAGTGATATACCAAGACATTTTCTCCAATGCACACTGCTGTCTGCGGAAAAGATGCTGCTCCTCATCGTTGAGTGGTCGATATGTCTCCGGAATAGCACAAGCCTCGCGCATCTGCTGGGTAAAATGTGGAAAATGACAAGGTATCATAGCGGCTAGTCGCTCCTCCCAACGGGCCCTCGTGGCGTGGTTGTCGTTCTTGGCTAACAGGCGTTTCAAAGCTTTGTTTGCGTTCCGATCGCTGTTGTCATATTGAGTGAATTTTCGATGACCTTCCAATGAAAACATAGCTGTTCGATACCATTTGGTGTTACCAACTAGTTCATCTGTATCTAGGACGTGATGGGTGTTGCCATCACGATCAACTTCTTCAATGAAGTTGCCTGTCACCTCTATGTCATCATCTTGTTCGTACACAAAATTTATCTGACAGTCCACGGAAGGTATGCGAAATGGCTGCTCTAATTCCAAACTATCCTCTGCGTCATTGTCATACACTTCAAGAACGGCATATGGATTTCTATCCATTGATGTAATCCCCGCCACTAACAACTCATGTTTTCTCTCATTAAATTTTGACAAATAATAAAAGTAATCCTTGTGACGTTGAATCAAATGTTGTGGGAGGTCTTGAATACTACGGGATATGCAATTTTGCGCGGCTGTTAGATTGACTGAACTCAAAGTAGTAAGTCGCAATTTCGATTCCACTGAGCGTACTATGTGGGTCAACAAACGAAAGTTTTTGATGCCATGTTTCACACCGCTCGTGTAATACTCAGGGACTATGTATTCTTGCCAAGCCGACCGCATAGCGAAATTGTGCTTTGGTTTAGAAGCGGTTGAAAACCAGCCTAGACCGTTGTCGCCCACATCGTATCGCCCTGGCGGTAGAATCGCGTACACGGGTTGTGAGTAAAACACGCCATCGTAAACGTATCCTTCGTCCAATTGATTAGCGACATGATGCCGTTGCTCCTCGAATGGAGGAGGGGGTGGTGCAACAATATCTTGTGGTCTATCATTCACTCGGGCGCCGGCGTTGTGGTGGTTGTTGTTGTTGTTATTGCGGGCTCCCCCCGCATTACCACGGCCACCACCCCCACCCCTACCCCGCCCATCATGGCGGCGGCCGGGTCTAGCCAATTGACGTTCTAGTTCCCCAGCGGCTCTCATCATGTCTTCAACATCGTCACCGTTTGTCCACTCCCCATTGTTGCCGTTGATTTGAGAATCAACAACTGGGTCACCAGCGTACTCTGTGAATTCTTGCAAGTTGTCAGTCCAATTTGGATAACTCCCATTTACAGAGCTATACTCATACCAAGATTCCACGGGGACTATCTCAGCGAACCGGACGCAATTCTCCCACGTTTCCGACTCGTAGACGATAACTTCCGATTGGCATGGGACGTTCAACCAGTAGCCAAAATAGGCGTCACAGCTACGACAACAGAGTAGGTTAGTTTCCCAGGTTATACTCAAGCATTCACGGGAACCACAACGAGTGCACCAGAGGTCTGCATAATGAACAGTAAGGGGTGTGAAATGAAAGGTGTCCCGATGCCAGCGGACGACAACCACTCTCGCATTAGCGTAGTCCAATTCGTTGACGTCGTCGCTGTTAGTGTACTCCCCATGGCTACCATTTAACTGGGTCCCAGTTTTGGGTTTGTAGTACCACAACAAACCACCTTTGCCGTCACTACTAGAACCCTTGTAAATGAAACCCTCAAGCTCGTGGGCTTGAGGGTTGCGGAATTGGCACACTAAGTGACCACGAATCCCGTCTTTAGATAAAATGTAACTCACCAACCTACCAACGCTCCTGGACACTAGCCTAGCGGCTCTGTGCAAGCGCACCCGGTCGGAAACGAAACTATAACCATATAATACTTTACAACTACTACATGCACTCTGCCTACACACTGAATCTACATACAACCTACAACTACGCCTAACGACTACTTGGTAAAGCTCACTAACCATGTATCCACTCAAAAATTCGCGAGTAATCTTCGAGTGTTCCCAGTGCGTCTAAGCACACTAGAAGTAGCGTCAACAAGCTGTGTCCACGGGATCTGGGAGATAGCATTGTTGACATCGGTCCAACTAATGCTGCGGCTCTGGGTTCTGGCCACTATCGACGGAGAAATGCTGTCAGCACCACCAGCAGCAACGCTGTTCGGTGAGACCTCATAGTGGTGGACGAC